GGGCGACCCGCTCTTCCCCTCCAACCAGACGGAGACAACCATGCGCGTTACCAGACCGATCCCGAATCACCCGTATCACCGCAAGTCAGATGCGGAACTGGAATATATCGTCAAGGATGCCCGGGAGGCAGCCGAATGCTTTCGAGGCTTTGATGAGAAGGCAGAATGCAAATATTTAGACCAGATTAATGATGCGCACACTGTTCTGCGATATCGGGCGGCAATCGTGTATGGCAACATCTATGACAACTGAAATAAGGGAGAAACGAAAATGGAAACGACAATTTATTTTGAGTTCGGAGATATTCAGCCATTTCAAGGCTATTCTGTTTTTGTAAGCGGAACGGCGACCATCAACGCTGAATACGAAGAACCCGACAGAGAGGTTGGATATCGAGGCGGGTGGGTCTACCGGGTCGAATCAATTTCTCCCAATAGAGAAGATATCACTCTGCCGGAAATCAAAATTGAAGAGGGCCACCCCCTTTGGAATGGCCTTGTATTGATACTCGAAGGGCCGGGATATTACGACCTCATCTGCGAAGAGTTGAGGGATTCCGTTGCCGTGGATCCAGATTACGGGAGAGACTGAAATGAGCGACGACTTCAAAAAATATCTTATCAATAAAATAGCTGCAGAGCGCGAAGAGATGCACAAGAATGATTCGAGCGGTCGTCAGCTAACAGAAAACACGCATGAGGCAGGGCTAGAAGGCGAGCTTGCATTTGCCAAACTGTGCGGCATACATCCCGACCTCACCAAAAAAAGAACAGGCGACGGTGGAATAGATTTCATCGTTCCCATCTTTATGAGCCTTGATGTCAAAGCCAGAAACGAACGCCCCGGGGGATTGCCTAATACTTTCTTGCTGGTCGAGGAGAAAAAGGTAATCGCAGACATTTATGTTCTGGCAATTATTTACGATGACGGATCGCCCACCGAATGCGTTGGCTGGATGCGAAAAGATAAAATTCTCGAATACCCGATAGGCGACCTGGGGACGGGCGTTATCAATCATCAAGTGCCAGCCCTCGATCTGCACAAAATGGACACCCTACTGAGCAGAATGCTGCGATTCCCGAGACCAGAGGACTGGCAAAAATAAATCTCGAAATTGTCTCAAAAAGTGTTGACCCACGGAAAATAACTGCTATTATATATTCATCAACAACGAAGCGCCACGGAGAAACACAATGACCAACACTGCAAACACCGCCGCTCTCGCCGACGCCTACGCCCAGCTGCAGGCGGAAAAGAAAGCTCTCGACAAGCGCTTTGAGGTCATCAAAAACCAGGTGATCGCGTGCGGCGAAGGTGAACTGGTGGGCGAATACTACACGGTCATCTATAAGAAGACCGCCCCGGTGAAGACGTTCGACAAAGACCTGGCCACTGGCAAGCTAGCCGAGTTCGGTCTCAGCGCCGCTCAGATTGACGAGGTCTTCGCCAGCGTCAAGATCGGCAAGGGCCGCGACATCATCACCGTCGAAGCTTCAGCGATCTCGTTTGCCGCCGAATAATCAACAGGGGAGGGCATCGTCCCTCCCTTCTTAATTTTAGGGGGTCAGATATGCCCGTGCAGCACCAAACCAAAAGCGTAAAGCTTAGAACTATCTTGAGCCGGAAGGCTTTTGTCGAAGGCTTCAACAGCATACGGAAAAACAAACCCTTCGATTACGACGCCTGTGACAAAGATCCCGTTTATGGATGGGGTTTTGAGCGGGGTCGCCTTCTGGCCCTGATTTACGATGGCCCGCTCAAGGAAGGCCGATACGTAACAGACGGCGCCATCAACGCATGGCTCCAGGGCAAAAGAGAAGGCATAATTCTCTGAAAAATATCCCCCTATGCGGACGGAGGTTATGTCTGCATAGGGGGAGGTCCATGTGGCAGAAGAATGCCCGGACCAAGTCGATGGAGAAACCGCCGGGAAAATCCCAGCTGCAACAACGAAGACATAACAATTAATTAACGGCAAATCAATTTCTATTTCTTGCCTTTTATCTTCCAAATAATGACCAGAGACCCCAGCCCCTGACGCAACCGAATCAAACCCTCATGGCCGTTCGGAGCCTGTCCAATCCCATCGCAAAATTGAACCACCTCTACCTCGACGCCCCGGCCCGCGCTGCGGAGGGCCATGTGGGCCTCATTGTATCGCTTGAGGACATCTACGTCCCTTTCGGCTTCGAGCAGCCCAGCCTCGCTCTCTGTGTCCACAGGAGCCTGTTTAATCACACCCTCGACATCCACAGACTTCGGGCGGCGCGGACCGCCTACGCATCCAGAATACTGCCGGTATAAATCCCCGAATCGCTTGGCTGCCTCATATTCGTGGCCATCGATTATACGGCGCAGGAAATAGATACCGGCGGTCGTTCCATATTCAGCAGAGGCGAGGCCTAGCAAGGACATGGTCGAGGCGCGTTTCACCAGGGTAGGCGACGGAGCCTGATCCTCTGCAGAAACCCGGGCAACCTTGCCATTGGCGTATCTTTTAACATTCTGTTTTCTCGGCCTGCCAACCATAGTCGCCCCCAAAAAGCGGCGAATCATAATAGCTAGACCGTTTTCAATCAACCGTCAGGGTGCGGGCCGAGACCGGCAAACCACAAGCCAAATCTCTGCCAATAGGAATCTGCCCGCCCCGACTGTGAAAACAAATGCAGCTGGATCAATCCGCCATCGATCTTTCCCGCGCCTTCGCGTAGGCGATCTGCTTTGACCTCACGAATTTTCTGGTCGCCTCGGTTGGATACTCCGCGATGGAATCTAGACCTCTTGGCCATACGCCAAACCGTTTTTTATAAGTATGCGCCGACCATCCATCAGAGTAACCTCGCTGTTTCGCAATCCAAAGCAATCCAGAATAAAACACCTGCTTATCGTTCATGCTGACGGCGCCAACAGATCCCTTCTTGCCTAGTTCTCCTAGTTCACCGTCAACAATGCTAACATCGCTCTGCGGGATCGGGAACTCATATCCGCACTCCGAACACGACTTATCTTTAGGGGCAGCCACGCAAGCGCATCTGGGACATAGACGACCCTTCTTTTCCTTTTTTTCTTTTTCGTCTTCGTCGTCGTCATCAATCTCCGATTTTTCTTTCTTGCCGCTGTTGAACTGGTCGTAGTGGATTTCATCCGGTCGACCAAGATTCAATGCCGTGCTGCTATGATCCAGAACAATCGCATAATCCTTTTCTGGATGCGTTCGCAGAACACGACCGACAATCTGAATATAAAGAGATTCGCTCTTCGTCGGACGCGCCATTATCAGACAGGAAACAAACGGAGCGTCGACACCAGTAGTCAGACATCCAACAGACGCAATCACCTTTAGAATCCCGTTCTGAAGGTTTTCGATCATCTTCTCACGCTCATCGACGGGCGTGTAGGCATCGATATACCCGCAGGGAACACCGGCATTCTCGAACTGGAATTGAACCTCCAGCGCATGCTTACGATTAACCGCAAAGCAGAATGTCGGACGCCACTCCGCTCGCTTCAGCCACGTCGTCACGATATCCGCAACCAATTCCTTCTGAGACATCCGGTCGCCAAGCTGCCCCTCATGATAGTCGCCAGCAACCGTTTTGATCCCGGAAAGATCAGGAATCGACGGGGCATAGTATTTGAACTTCGACAGATACCCCTGGTCGATAAGCTCAGAGATGGTCGAGACGACGATCAATCGGCTCCATAATTTGTCCATCCCCTTGGTAAAAGGCGTCGCAGTCAGTCCAATGAATTTTGCTTCCGGATTGTCAGCCATCCAGCGCTCGTAAAGCTTGCTGCGCCTGTGACACTCGTCAAATATAACGATGTCCGCACTCGGCAGCTTCGGGCGCCGATTAAGCGTCTCGACACTGCAAATCTGGATTTCACGCGACCAGTCCGTCAGATCATGCTTGCCTTGAATGATCCCTATCTCCCTCTCGTCAATCCCCTCGGCGACAAACGCCCGCCAGGTCTGATTAATGAGCGACAGGAAGGGTACGACAAAACAAACGCGCCGGTTACGCATGCGAGCCAGAGCGAATATGGTAGCCGCTATTTTTGTATTGTGAGTAACAGTAAAGTCTCCCAACAGAAAACGCCCGTCACCCGATAGTTCAAATCCCGCATATTCACCATGTCCCATGCTCTCAACCGCGAAGCCCGTTCGCGTTGCTTTTTTGATTTGTCTTCTCTCGCCAATTGTCTTTCTTTTGATTCGGGTGGGTATCGGTCCAAAGTTTCCGCTGATAGACAGCCTATAATAAATATTTTCTTTTACATATTTATCTGAAATGACAACTTTAAATCCCAAGCTGCGCGCAATAAAAGCGATACCATCCGCTATATTTTTATTTTTTTGTGTGACTTCAACACAGCCGGATTGAGCGCAGCCATCCGTATCAATGATCCCCGCAAGAACATTGATTCTGTATTGTCTCGTAGACGTAAGAACTGAATGATGTATTTTTTGTCCAGCAAATAGAACCCTAAGTTTTTCAAGAACCTCGTTCTTTTTGTTGCCGCCGCAGGAGCCAGCAATTGAGTAAGCCGCAGCCCTGTCATCGGCATTACTCTTAACTAAATTTAGCCCATGCTCATCCGCAACTTTTTGGCAGATATCTCTTATTTCGATATCATTTTTTGTAATTTGAACAACTTTCATAGATTTGGTGCCATCACCCAGCCAAGCCCCAAAAAAATAGGGGTCAATTTCTGGATCTTGAGCGCCAGGAAAATCTACGCCTTCTTCAGGCTGAAATTGTTTGTGCATATGCCTAAACCACTTTGATCTACCCAAATACTCGCTCAATGGAATATCAATAATTTCCCCGCTTTGGGTATTTACAAGTGTTAGCACATGAACGTCGTTACAAACCCAAGGCTGGCCTTTCACAGGAATAATTTTATATAATTCGCCACTTGATTTACATGTAGAAAGGACTTCCCTTGATGTTCCATCAGGCCCCATTAATAAGTCACCAACTTTTATATTTTCAACGGCAGAAATTTCTCCATTGAATTTTAGAACCGGGGTCCCAATACCCAAGCATTTTCCACTGCCCGTAGGGGCAGACAAAACCGGACGGTCGCCCGCCTGTAAAGCTCTGCGTAGCTCTTCGATGCTGCGCTGCTGATACTCACGAAGAGGTCTCATTCGGACACCTCCACTTTCTGCGGCAACAGACCAAGCTTCACGCGAGCCCGGTAGACAGCGTCCTTAGCTCTCGTAAAAGTGTATCCGGTTCTGTGAGAGACTTCGGCCAGAGTCAGACCCTTCCGGAAGAGATCATAGGCGGTTTGCTCTATCTCTGTCAGAGGCCCCGATCTGATGCATTTTTTCTTCCGCTTCCGGGGCTCACGTATCTCAGCAGGCTTCTCAATGATAGGGGCGGCCGGATTGTAATCGATAGCCCAGCTAGGACGATACGGCCCTTCAGATTCAAGCCATCGAACGCGAGGCAGAGATATCGGGGTTAGGTTATAGTTTGTAAGCGGATCACCAGAACGATACGGGACTGATCCGAATTTATAGAAGGTTACCTTTTCTATCACCACGTTGCTTCTCCTTATTTTTATTTGTATTTGACCAATTTAATGGCCTTTAACGGGAATCTACCATACTTCAAAAAACATAAAATAGTCAATAGCAATTTAGTCTTCCCATACAAGTTCTTCGCATTCATATCCATTGCCATCAACTTTTTCCCAAAATAATTCTCCGGTTTTTTCTTCAATACTTCGTTTTATTTTTTGAAAGTTCACGGCACACATTTGGCAAAGCCTTTTTGAGTTCGGCTTTTTGCCTACAAATTTATAGCTATTTTTGCTTCTAATCCCGCCAGTATTCCAAAGATGACATGCGGTATCGCCATCATGAAAAATGTGGGCAACCTTGCTCCCATCACGAACGGCGTAAGTTTTAACCATGTCAACATCAACGCTAAACGACTTGTAGCCATAACCCGTTTTTACCCGATACCGCCGAACGTCCATTTTTTCCTCCCGTCATCTAGGCATCGCGGGCCTGCGCCCACACGCGCTATATAACCAATAATCTCCTAGTATCTTGGTTATATCCAGATACTGGAATACCTGGATAATATTATATCCAACAACCGTATGAGTAATATTCGACTGACATCCCCGGCCAACTAAGGCCAAGGGATGCTGTCGCATGGAAAAGCCGTCTACGCTCGTAATGGTATGGGTCTAGCTCGTCCTGTCGCCCGTAGGCCGTAACGTGCCCATACTCCGCTAGGCTTTTACCAGACGCCCGGTGAAAGACGCCTAGTTCGCTGGCTACTGCTTTGGGGCTTACTCACCTACCCCTAGCGGACTTACGGCTCCCAGCTACTGCACCACCGCTCCGGTATGTTCCGCCTCCCCCCAGTTCCGGATAAGACTGCGCCGCTGGTGCTTACATTCGCGTCCAGCGCAGAATTTAACTTAACCTATAGCATTTATGTTAAGCTTTAGGCTTTTCGTCCAAAGATCTCAAACGCTTGAGCTTGTCGGAACAAACACGCGCGTGATCCAGGAAGCGATCCGTCGAATAACGGAACCCTTCCGAATCAAAAATCTCGGAATGACGAATGGCCAGATCGGCAAAATCTGCCGCCAGCTTGAGATTCGAGATTATGTCCGCTTCCAGAAAGGATGCGTCTTGATCTCTTGGGGGTTTTGGATTAGCTTTAGTCCCACTCATGGGGCTGTTTCCTTATCTGAAGCACCATGAGTAGTCTCATGGCGTTTACCCCTGTCCAGGGTATCGTCGTCCAAGGCGCTGGTAACGCCGAGGATTCTTATGAGCATAATTACGGCAGCTCGCCCTGTCAAGCGGCCCCAGAGCAATCCGGGGCCGCCTTTCTTTACAGGGCTAGACTACGCTATGCTGTGCTCAACTTTGCTCGGCTTCGCTCGGCTATACTTTATCCGGTCTCCCGGCTGCTACCCACATTGCTATGAGCAGAGGTCGTGAGACAATCTTTACTTTGCTGTGCCGTACTCGACCGTGCTCTACTCCGCTCGTCTAAGCTACACTTTGCTGCACCCCGGTCTCCCGGCTGCGACGCACCTTTCGATGCGCCGAGGTCGAAAGACAATCTTTACTTTGCCGCACTGGGCTCTGCTGAACATTGCTACGCTATGCTTTGCTACATCCGGTCTCCCGGCTGCTGCCGACCGTAATCGGCAGAGGTCGTTAGACACTTTGCTGTGCTTCGCTCCGCTACGCTTTGCCAATCCGTGCCATGCTCTGCTTTGCTCCACTGCGTCCCGGTCTCCCGGCTGCGACGCACCCTTCGATGCGCTAGGGTCGAAAGACAATCTTTGCTCCGCTGTGCATGACTCGACCGTGCTCTACTAAACTCGACTTGGTTCCACTGCGTCCCGGTCTCCCGGCTGCTACCCACCTCGCGATGGGTAGAGGTCGAAAGACAATCTTTGCTCCGCTGCACAACGCTATGCTTCGCTCCGCCAGACACTGCTATGCTGCATCCGGCTTTCACCGGCTACGACACACCTTTCGATGTGCCGAGGTCGATGAACGACTTCTGCACTCAACTTCGCCGTGCCTTGCTATGCAACGCTCCGCCGGACTTAACCTCGCTCCGCTGCATCCGGTCTCCCGGCTGACACACACTGTCGCCAATGTGTGTAGGTCGAAAGACAATCTTCACTTTGCTTCGCTATACTGCGCTCGACCATGCTCCGCTCAACTCAGCTGCGTCCCGGTCTCCCGGCTGCTGCCCACATTTCTATGGGCAGAGGTCGAAAGACAACCTTTGCTCCGCTGTGCTATGCTATGCTCGACCAAACAGTGCTCTGCTCGACTAGGCTCTACCCGGTCTCCCGGCTGCTGGACATCAGAAAATGCCCAGAGGTCGTGAGACTCTTTGCTGTGCTGCGCTGAGCTTCGCTGAGCTTTGCTGGTCCATACTCCGCCATGCTAAGCCTTACTTAACTTTATCCGGCTTTCACCGGCTGCTAGACACCTTACGATGTCCAGAGGTCGATGAACGACTTCTTTGCTTTGCTGCGCCGTACTTCTCTGAACCTCGCTGTGCTCCGCAATACACCGCTTCGCTGCATCCGGTCTCCCGACTGCGACACACTTCTCAATGTGCCGAGGTCGTTAGACTCTTTGCTGTGCCGCACCTTGCTCCGCGAAACAAGGCTTAACCATGCAAAACTGCACGTTGCTCTGCTCTGCTGTTTCCGGTCTCCCGGCTAGGGCGCACCTTTCGATGCGCCCAGGTCGTTAGACACTTTGCTTTGCTTGTCTTCGCCGCACTCAGCTCAGCTCAACATTGCAACGCCATGCTCAGCTAAGAAAATATAATCTTTCGTCGCTTTGCGGCTGCCCGCGCAGCATTCATGTGAGCCCTCATGCTGGCAACAGAAGCAGCAGCATCAGTAGCAGCAGCCCGCTCTTGAGGGGACAACTCGTCCACACGAAGAAACAGGATCCTGTCGCAAGCTTCCTTGAATACCTTCGTCAGGTCTTTTTCAAAGATTCCCTGCGCCCACGCAACTTGTTCCGTAGCAGCAACGATTGAATAACACCCGCTGCCACGCTCGGACTTCAAGGCAAGATTTGCCTCATGAAGAATGCGCCAGCGAAGGCTCTCAAACTTTCCCAGGAAAGCAAGCTGTAGTTTGCTTGCGTCCTGAAAGTTCATCCCCGGAGAAGGTTCCGTCAATTCCAAAGCTTCGTAAAACCAGGATTTTCGGATTGGTTGCCCATCCTTAAAACCCGCCTCCAGAAACTTTGTAAGCGGCTTTAGCAACGGGTCGTATGAGTCATTTACATGATCGCCATCTTCGCGAATGTTTTCGTTTTCCATTTCAGACCTCAGATTTTGGTGACTGAAAGGTTCTTGCAAGCGCGATCAAGATTTACTGAGGACTCAACCAGTTCCACGGTAAATCTACCAAATCGAGCCCGGTAAGTTCCGATGCCAATCAGTCTGCCACCAACAACAAGGTTTGCGAGGATGTCGCCAGAATTAACAACATCCGGCTGGATTAGGAACGTTACGTCGCAATACCACTGGGGAGAGAATATTGGACGCGCAACCGTAACGCGAGATGCGCCAATTCTTCCATCGCGGATGTCGACAAATTTGGAATTTGCCCAAAGCTCGTCAGGATCACGCGGGCCTTTGTATTGAAGGCTCGACTTCTCTCCTACGACTGTAACGCCGCGCTCCCAGTTCTTTCCCTGCTTGGAAAGCTTTCCGCCTTCCTGACCACAACGAAACGCATTGTAGGAGGGAATATAGGGACCGGTATCGGGATCGTAGTAAAGGGCGGCGAGATACTTTAGGCGCAGAAGGTCGTTAACGTCTGCATCGCTTTTCTTGCGCTTGCCAGTAATTTCCTTGATGATTTTTGTGTTTTCTGAAAGCGGATTGATTGTCGAAGGATTGTTGATAAGCAAAGGCGTTGCGCCCTGGAGGCGCACTGTCATGGTTTCCATTTTACTCTCCTGATAGCCATTCCGATATTGGACTAGGCAATAGCACTATTATATTTGTTTTGGAGGCGCGTCAACTGCGATCCAAAAAAATATTTCACCGCTTTTTTGCAGGCATGAAATTGCGAGCGTGATGCTCAGCGCAGTAGGACGATCCATCTTTCTTGGGCTTGGCGCAGAAGATGAAATCACCCGGGTGTCCATTGCTGTCAGTCCAACGGCAATCATAGGCTCCCAGATCAATGATTCGCTTACCAGAAATTTCGATTTTTTCCGGAACGACAATCTTTTGCAAGACAGGTTTATCCATTTGCTTTTCTCCACGTTTCTTGACAGCCTTTACCGGCTTTTCTTTTTTTATTGGCTCAGTTTTTATTTTATGTTTTTTTATCGGACTGTGATTCGGGCGACACAAGGGAATGCGTTGCCTTCCAGCCCTGCCAATTATGGAATTTTTTGTAGCGGTCTGCGCGAGGGGAAATATCTTTTTTACCTCTTCCGCAATCTCGCGCGCTGAACAACCCTTCGACGCCAACTCACGCAAAACGGCATCCATTTCGTCCGTCCACCTTATTATCATTGAATGCTCAAGCCTCCGTTTTCTCTATTGTGAATATGTCCCACGCCTTCAATGCCAGGCGCACATCATCAATCGACCGAACGACTGCGACCCGGTGATCAAGCGGCTGCATCAAAAGGTGGATTGCTAACTGGTTATCGCTCACCCGCCCCTTGGCCGCCTTCACCTCAAAGAAGATGCTTTGACCGCGAGGCAGAAGGACGCAGAGGTCTGGGATACCGGGGAGCAGACCAGCAACCGCATTGGCTGGCCTCCCTGACGCCGTCCTCTGGGATCCGTTTGGAATGGCGAAGGTTATGCAATCCGGCAAGACTGTCCTCAGATAGTGGACAATCGCGTGCTGGATCCTTGCTTCACTCTGTGTCTTTGAAGATTCTGGCATTTTTCTCGCCGAGTGCTGTCTGGAAGACTTGAAGATCAAGCTTTTCGTAAATGTTTCGGGGGATGCGCGAGGCTTCATAAATTACCATCCTGTCCCCTTCCGAAAGGGGTAGGCCATAATCCAAAATGGCGCTTCTCATCTTTGATCGCCAGTCGGCCAAAGATTGAGACAAATGGCTGCAATGCGCCGCTGCGTGTTCGTCAAGGTCGTCGCTCATTTTTCCGGAAAGTCCGTCAGTTTAATTCGGCCATTGCTGCTCTGCACAATTTCAACTCTTACCTTGTAGGGAACCCCACGTCGGCGCCATTGCATCAACGTGTTTCTCCGAACACCAAGGCGAGTAGCTGCCTCCTCGATCCTCGGCGTTGTTAGATGTTTGCGTATTTTTTCCATGAAATCATCTAGTCACAGGTATGACAAAGTGTCAAGGCGACGCTGTGTTTGACAATAGCAACCCGCGTCGCTAGTAGTAGCGGATAAATCGGAGAAACAAAATGGCTGAACAAGGCACGCTCGAATGGAAACTGGAGCGCGTAGGAAAGGCAACAGCATCTTGCATCAATACAATAGTAGAGCGCAATGCAAAGGGAGGATTTTACGCTGACAGAGGTAACTATGCTTTTCAGTTGGCAGTAGAGCAGATAACAGGCGTGCCGACTGAGATCATCCCTAATGCCTTTATGATATGGGGGACAGAGAAAGAACCAGAGGCGCGTGAGGCCTATGCCGCAACAACCTTCGATGAAATCCTGCAAGTTGGATTTATTCCGCACCCTTACATCGAAAACTCTGGCGCAAGTCCTGACGGCCTCGTTGGCCATGATGGAACGCTAGAGATAAAGTGTCCGCAGACAAAGACGCACGTCGCGACACTTTTATCAAAGAAAGTTCCTGAGCAATATCTTCCACAAATCGCATGGCAATTTGCGTGCATGCCGGAAAGGAACTGGTGCGACTTCGTCAGCTACGACCCTCGAATGCCAGAGAAGGGTAGAATGATTGTGATTCGGGTGGAGCGCGATCCTGTTTATGTCGCAACGCTTGAAGAGCAAGTGAAGCGTTTTCTTGAAGAAGACGTTGGCAATCTTGTTAAGAAAATCAAAGACGCAATGGAGAGCCTGTAATGCAAACAACATCAGAATCAGTCGGGACAATATTTGCCGCCCTGGCAAAGGCGCAGGGGATTATGCAGAACCCTCGCAAGAACGCAATCAATCCTCGGTTTGGCTCCGCTTACTCGACGCTGGACGAAGGCTTGAATGTTGCCCGCGAGGCATTGGCGTCTGTCGACGTATGCATCATCCAGACGACTTATATGCAAGACCACCTGTTGATGCTTGAGACAAGGCTGGGACATTCCAGCGGGGAGTGGATTTCGTCGCACTATCCTGTTATTGGAACGCCGTTCAAGCCGCAGGACGGCCTTGCCAGCCTGACCTATGCCCGCCGCGCCGCGCTATTTGCTCTGGTTGGGATAGCGGGTGAAGACGATGATGGAAACGCCGCAAACAAGGCTGGCATGATCCAGTTGCCTACTCCTGCAGTGGAAGAGAAAAAAGAGATTTCAGACGAAGAGATCATGAAATTATACAACGACATGACCTCCGATCTGAATTCCTGCCAAACAATGGAGGATCTTGACGACTGGGCGGAATTGTATCGTCCTCAAAAGCAATTGCTGCGCAAGGAGCAGCAAATTGAAATCACATCCATCTTCACCAAGGTAAAAGCCACACTCAAGGAAGAAAATAATGGTTGATTATCCGACAGAAAATCGTGGAACGGTCTGGTTTAACACCAACAAGAAAAACGAAAAGTCTCCGGATTATACCGTGAATATCAATGTCATGGGGAAAGACTGGACGCTTTCTGGTTGGAAAAAGGCCACCAAAGATGGCCGGAAGTTCATTAGCTTCAGCATTGAAGAAGGCAACGGAAAGCGCAGCGAGTCGAAGGGACCATCTAATGACTCACCGTGGTAATGATACGTTTGCCGAACAATATCGTTTGGCTGCGGAAAAGTGGGTGGCAGAGGATTCTGCCGCTAGATTATTAGAGGAGACAAAGTCATTGTGCTTCTCTCAAATGGTGGCGAAGCAGGGAGAAATCCCTGTTAGCCGCGCCGAACACAATGTCAGATCATCCAATGAGTGGCACACATGGGTCGTAAATATGGTTGAACAGCGGAGCAATGCCAACGCTGCAAAGGTCGAAATGCGATACATGGAGATGAAGTTTTTTGAACAACAATCTGAGTCTGCAACTGCAAGATCAGAGAGAAGGATGTGATATGGGACGCAAGAAAACAGGCAATGTTCAGTTCAATTGCCGCGTCAAGCCATACCTATTGAAGGAAATGCGCAAACAGGCGAAGCTGAAGAAAATGCGCCTTGGGTCTATTGTAGAACAGGCATTTGAACTGTTCATTTACGAATCCACTGGCAAGTAATCGTGACGCGCCGCAATTTTTCCAAGTCTGTGATCGTTGCCAGAATAAAGGCATCCACAAGGGATAACGTCGTGTACTGCGACGGTTGCGGGCTGCCGGTTAAGGGAAAGTTTGAGATCGACCACATCCGGGCAGACGGGCTGCTCGGAGAGCCAACCTTCGAAAACTCAAGGCTGCTTTGTATTTCTTGCCATAGGGAAAAGACCAGGGACGACGTGGCAAGGATAGCGAAGGCGAAACGAGTTGAGGCAAAACACCTCGGAGCGGTTAGGCCAAAGACAAAAATACAGTCCAGAGGCTTTGCCAAAAAAGAGAGAAAAGAGAAGATACCCCTTCCTCCTCCCAGAAGTATGTTTGAAGGTGACGCATGAAAAAGAAAAGCCAAATAGTCTCAGTCAATGAATCAAAATGGAGCCAGAGCTATATCATGAAAGAACAAGACACTAATGAAGATGGCTCCAATCAGGCCTACGAGCTATACGTATGCCTCCAAAAGCTGCTTGCAGAGTTTTGCGAGGATAATGACGACGGCCTCCATCTGATGTCTCTCACCAGAGGCATGGGCATGGTTCTAAACGACATAGCTGAGCAGATAGAAAAAGAGGAAGGTGAAGATTACGATATTCGAGCGTCTATCGTAGCCAACATGGCAAGGGTCATTTTCTACAAAAAAACCTGGGCTGGCCACTAATGGATCGTCCAGCCTATGAGGAAACCAATGAGCGCACGCGCGAGATGGACGCTATCAAAAAGATTTTGAATCCGAATGATACCGTCAAGCGGCTCCCTGCAAGATATGGAATATCGTTCATGACTTTCCGCAACGATATCCCGCACTCATGGGTCGAATCAAAACTCATAGATATAGCCAAAGGCGAAACCAATACGTTTACCATTGGCGTCGCCAAAATTGTTCACGGGATCAGGCTTTCAGAGAGGACCGGGATACCTTTTACTCTTGTGATAGAGTGGAAGGACATCATCGGAACCTTGAGGGTTTTCAATACCGACATCATGAAAATGCAGTGGGAAAACGACGAGCCGGTTTATCACATCCCATCCGCCCACCTCGCCACGCGATTCATGAAAAATAACCGCTATTGACAATATTTTGTGTGGGAGGTAAACAGGGCCACGAACAACAAAGGAGAGGCGACATGAAAAAGATTTTGATTGCTCTTGTTTTTGCGACTTCCGCAAATGCAGCGCACGCAGAGTATCTTGGTCGATTGGGCGGCAACCCGTTCTATGGCGATAGTTGCCAGAACCCGTTCAGCCGCTGCGGCAATCCGTTTAATGCAAAAAGCCCCCGCAATGAGTTTGGCCCCTACGGGAATCCTTACAGCCCGTATTCAGTCAACAATCCATTCGGAGGCGGTGTTCGCGTATATGGCGACGCTGCTCCGGACGATGAGTAAGCGTTATGGAGTTGGTATTTGTTGGACTGTCTATGATGGTCCTGACATCTTACGCATGGTGGCCGGAGGTTAAGCCAGCCTATCGTCAAATTATGCGTAAAAAGAACTTGCGCTCAAGAAATGGGCCAAGGGTGAGAACTGTCATCAACATAAAGGAGAAACAATAATGAGCTTAGACGTGTCCCGCCTAAGAGCGGTTACTACTGATTACACCGTCGATCTTGACAGCCGGTGCCGCTCAATTGCGAGAAATGCCCTGCAGGCGTCCCGGGAGGCCCACGGTCGTGGGACCGCCCTTTATACGGACGATGAGGCTAAGCGGGAGCGCATGATTGAGAAGATCCTGCGCCTCGATCTGACGAAATACGAGGGGAATACCGAGGACAATCTCCTTGTGTCTGAAACCCAGACATCGGACCCTCTCGTCAATACGGTCTCAGATATCCTGGAACGGGGTCTGGAGGCCGCTTTGGCTGATCGCGCTACCAGTGACGCCAATACGTCCCCACGGACTCCCAAGGCCACCCCGACGAAGGCCTGATCCACAGCGGGGCGGCGATAACAAGCCGCCCTGTTTATTTCCGCTATTGACTATGCCTTCTGGTGAGACTATTTTAGGACAAATGAAATCAGAAGGAGGGTATGTTATGGGTCAGTTTTTATATCCGCCGCCGGATATTCGGCAGCCGGTTGTTATTGTCAGCGACGGTGGCGGTCTTGTAGACCAATATGAGCGTGCCGCGTGGCGGTATCGCCTTGAAAAGCGCCGGGTCGAAATCCGTGGCTCCTGCCGCTCAGCATGCACACTGGCGCTCAGCGTCCCTAACGTCTGCGTCGGAAAGAACGCTGTAGTTAAGTGGCATCACGCCTACAGCGTCGACGATCATACGCCGCGCTATGACGTGACTAACGCCATGCTCTCCCAGCTGCCTATCCGCATTCAGTATCAGCTTCGCGGAAAGATCACCGTCGACTACAACCCGAACGCCATTCTAAACTATCACCAGCTTATTGCGCTTGGCATTCAGGATTGCGACGCCACTTCAACAAGCGTTGTGGCTAGTGTCACGACGGCGCCTCCACAGGTAGCCGCGACTGCGCCCTCGCCTACACCCGCGCCTGATCAGGTATCTTCGACAACACCAGAACAGGATACCACTGAAAATCCGCTCCTCATCAAACTGAAAGAGTTCGATGAAGCATACAAAAGCGCGATTCAGATTTCCAAAAAACAAAGCGGTCACGCTGCACTTGCTCACAATTGCAATAAGGATCACTGTGAAAATATAGCTGCCTACTACGACAAGTTCGGCATATATACAGAACTCCACAAAAGCGAAAGCAGTGAAAATCGGGTGATATGTAGGCTTCAAAGCGAAGGGATATTTCGCGATACATACATCTGCACAAACTGGTTTACAGGTGCAAAAATAAAATACACCTGGTCGCGAGATCCTTTATACTAAGGGGAATAAAATGCATCCTACAGAAAACTACGCCGTCGCTGCTATAAAAAAAGATAGAGGCGATGAGGTTCAGGATTTTCCAACGCCATGTTGGGCGACACGCGCATTAATAGAGAAAATACTGCAGCCAAATGACATCCCTACCAACGAGATGACAGTATGGGAGCCTGCCGCTAACAAGGGATTTATGGTGAGGCCGCTTAGTGAATATTTTGGTCAGGTATTTGCTACCGACAAATACAACTACAATGATCGATGGCCTGTTTTGGACTTCCTCTCCGTTTCCCCTCATGAAGTTCCGCCAATTGATTTCACAATAACAAATCCACCATTTCACTTGGCGCAAGAATTTATTGAGAAGGGATTGGAGGTTTCTCGATTTGGCGTGGCAATGCTTGTGCGAACGTCATTCCTTGAAGGCAAAAAAAGACACGCAAGCCTGTTTACCCAATACCCGCCTACGGCAATTTGCCAGTTTGTGGAAAGGGTGCCGATGGCGAAGGGCAGGATGAAAAAAGAAACCACTACAGCAACATCGTATTGCTGGCTTGTTTGGTTAAAAATGGTCCCGCCCGGAGCGCCTGCATTCTTATGGATTCCGCCATGCCGAAAAGAGCTTGAGCGTGAATTTGACTATGACGAGTAACGGAGAAAGCAAATGTCAGCAAAAAAGAATAAGTTTAAAGACCCGTCAAAAATAAATGACTGGGTTCAGATAACGTCCCAGATATCACCGCAGACTTTGGAGGAGGCATTAGACTTTTGCAAAGAAAACCGGCTAGTCTTTGCCCAGCTACTGAATAGCTCAATAAAGGTTTTTATCTCTGAAACGAAAGAGTATTATAAAGAGCAGGCAAGACATAGGTCAAAGTGGATGACGGAGCCGCAGAAGACAAGCAAGGATCAAGAAGCCTTCCGCGTGACTGATGCACTCACGACAGAAGACGCCTTGCGTATGAAAGATAAGATTCACCTCGACCCAAGGATTTATGAAACTCTTTACGGGCGCCGCAATAAATAGGCTTAGGCGATTGCAGGGTCTACGTCAGTGACTACTGCATCCATCCTCGCCGTTTGGATCAAGGGCTTGCTGTAGGGGTCTGTGGGGTCTTGTGCGATCCACTGGACCGCTACAGGGCCAATGCCCTTGGCCATCCAATATCGAGCGCCGCCACCCGGCTTGCCTGACCAGCTTTGCAGACACGTAAACTGAAGCACGTCAGTATATGTGGAGATGGTGTTTGTCCAGGCGGGGAGAAGCTCTTCATATGCCACGCACTGAACGCCCTTTGCCATCGCAGGAGGCCATGAGCGGAAGAAATCCATCTGCGGATAATTTACGTAAGATCCGCCAATCTGCTCAACGTTTCCCCAGCCAATGGCAGGACTCATGACAACTTTTTTGCCGGGATAATCATCACGCCATTCCATGAGGCCATTTTTTGGATCGTATCTTAGAAACCATGTATCTTTCCAGGTAAGGTGTGCATCATAGTCGATATACAGCATAGAATCAGAGCCCTTGTCGTAAGCAAAGACTGCTGTGATCGGCGGCATTGAGCCATCGATTGCCGTATAGTCAAACCGGCGAAGCTTGCCGACAATTTTCCAATACGGCCAATACTCAACGACATTAATTGTTGTCATCGGGTTTTCTCCTGACAAATCCTGCCGACAGGCCTTTTGAAAGTTTGTCAATATCAACATAAAGAGATGCAATCTCAACGCATGCAGCATTAAACGCATGCGCAAGATCAAGATTGTTGTCGTCCAAAAGCCTGTCATGTATTTCGGATACAAGAGGATCTTGCATCACATACGACTGGTTTATTTCCTGTGGCGTCATTTCGAAAAACCCTTCAGAACGTCTGAATAAAATTCAGAATCATTGACAAGCCTACGATTTGCTTCAATCGCAGCCGCCCTGTTCTTAAGAGCAAAAATCTTTACGCCTTCACCCTTCTTAATTTCTGGAAGACTTACGGGCCTTCCGAAGCCTGGCGGAGGGGGAGGAAGACTTGGGCGAGCGTCCTGCGGCATCGAGACTGCGCAAGATGTCAAGAAAACTGTTGTCGATGTCACAGTTAGGCTTTTGAAGATTTTTTGCAG